TTTATCGCCGCTAGTTTGCTCGAACTCGGATAATCGCCGTCCAATATCTCCTTGCACGTCTTCTTCACGGATTCAAGGTCGATGCCGTCACCTGTCTTTTCCTTGTACGATTCCCAAGCCGTACTGTTAAATTTTACCCGACCTTTGCTCAAAAATGTAACACGATCGTTTATCTTTTTGTTCTTCGCAAACCGATAAAGGTGCCGAAGCATCGTGCGCCGGCTTTGCTTCCCAAATGCCTCTTCATAAACTTCAATCCTGTTCCTGCCTTTTGCCAGTTCTGCCGCAAATTTCTCCCACTCGGGTTTCCCAAGTGTTGTTTCGCCTGGTTCCATCGTTCCCCCTTTCATTGTTGAATAGTGTTTCACATCGTTAACTCTTTGTCAATACTAAAACCTCGATTTTTCAAAAATCCCGGTAAGGGACCATCCATGGCGGGTACCCACATGCAGAAAAGGGCCCCCTCCCACCCCTTCGAGCGTTTATCACGTCGCATAATACCAGGTATGTCTACCATTTATACGCGTCAAACCCCTATAAACATTGACTTTTTGTAAATCGTGTCAATTATTTTTAATGTCCATGATTTTAGCATCAATTACAACCAATAAAATCAGGCGTACTGCTAAATGGTGGGTCAAAATCCCTAACTTATGAGATCGTCCTATACAGCCCAGACGCCAGCTCCCTGGCCATGGTGCAATCCAGCCTACCCGCCCAGCAGCCTACCATCCCCGACTCCTACCCCCTCCCCCTGGTTGATCCTGCTCCCGGCCTCGAGGTCTTCCCGGGTCAAACTGGTAAATCCGGGAATTCCCCGGCATGAGGTATTCCCGCCCTCCCCTTTACCCCTAAGAGGGGTAAAGTGAGGGGGGGGCGGGAACACCCCATCTAATGCCCCCGTTCCCGGTATTAATGGGCAGGTATTCCCGCCCGGGAATACCCCTGCTCAATGTGAGACAATTTGTCACAGTTAATAAATAGAATAGAGACAGGATGGCACAGTGGCAAGAGAGTCCCGGGGGAGCTCGTATTTATTCTCATATTTTAGAACTTGGTTATTATCAATAATATTGAGCAATTTGATGATTTTAGCGGGTCGGTGTTGATTTGAACTAATGTTTACGGGCATATAAACGCAACAGCGATTTGAGAATAATAGTAGACAATTCCGGACTTTTAGGACATTAATCGGCAGTGAAAAATATATTTGTGATTTTAGAGCAATAAACAATGGGGTGCAATGCGAATTGCCAATACTTGGCATGAGTAATGCTATATATGATATCATGCACAATCTTACAGGCCGAAACGCAACGCGGGAAACAAAACAACGAAACACAAGGAGCGCACACCATGACAACCGCAAAAGCAATGCACACGCCGGGACCGTGGAAAATAGTGACAGCATGGCCATACGAGGTCCGAAAGGGCGACGGAGCAACCTGCCATAGAATAGCGGATTGCCGTGATTACAATTGCATAGCTTATACCAAGGAAAACGAGGCCAACGCCCGGCTGATCGCCGCCGCGCCGGACCTGCTGAGCGCGTTGAAAAAAATAGTCGAGGGCGGTATGCCGCTAAATCCGCAATTACTGGATGCGTTTAGGGATGAACCAAGCGCGGCATTTAACGACCGTAAGTCAAAATATCTGCGCGAATGGAAAACTTTTAACATCGCAACATCCGCAATCTCCCAGGCCGAAGGCAAATAATTCCGTGCCGGTGGGCCGCGTCGAGACCTGGCCAGGTGCAAACTCGACCAACGCCAACACGCGACCACCGGCCCCGATTTGGTGTGTTTTTATGGTGAAACCGGAAGATGTGAAGGCGAAAACTAAAAAAAGGAGGGTTATGAGCAATGAATTCAAAATCGTCAAAAAACGCAAGCGCTACACCGATATCCGGCGGCCGGATGGATCTGTGGTAACATATTCCTATCCACCCATAACCGCCATGAAGTACGCGAAAGAGGATTACATCCAAGCCAAGCATGATTATGGAGTACGCGGCGACGATATTGACACCAGCCCCCAGGATGCCCCACAATCAACGCTGTCTTTCCGGCATAAGTTGATACTCGCCCGGGACGATAACACCCTGGCGGCCCACCAGGGCGCGGGGAATAAACCAAAAATTGACCTGTTTGACCTGAAAACCTATCAACAAAAGGTAATGGCAATATGAAAACCATGAACGCAAAAACCCGCAAGACCGAAACCCCCGTAATTACCCTCAACGAGGAAAACATTGGAACCAGTGCTACCTCGCAGGATGCCGAAAAATTGATCGAGGCGTTACGGGAAATCGGTTATAACGTACAGTACGGACCGTCAAACGACGAGGAAATTGATGAGAACGGCGGACTCGAACTGGACGCGATAACCGACGCGGATTGGGATATCGCGCTCGAAAAAATCCTCCCATGAACACAAGGCCGACTCTATTATTCGGTCCGGCCCTCGCCTGTGCCGAAAAAACAGGTGGAGAATAAAACTATGAGCATTTGCCCTAAATGCGGACAGGACCACCACGCCGTCAGAGTGTGCGCGGGATCGGAGCTTGGCAAACGACCAAAAAATCCTGAGACCATGCGGGCCAACGCTACCAAGGGATGGATAAAGCGGCGCCATGCCCGGGCCCTAGCGTACAGGGCCCGACAGGAACAAGAGGATATACCAAACCCGGCGCCAGCCCCTACCCCGCCGGCTGATCCGGTCAAGACTTGGCGCTGGTGATGGTGTTTTTTTGGTGTGATTTCGCGGGATGTGAAGGCGAAAACTAAACAAGGGTTTGTTCCGATTGTGGAGTTCTGGAAAGATCCACGCGGGGACTCATTCCCGGACGTGGTATCTTCCAGATATAAATTTCCTTGTCCGCCACCAGCAGGTTAATAAATTGCCATGCTTTGTTTTTGCCTATCCCTACCAATTTGGCCTGACTGATTAAATCGTCCTTTGGAATTGCTCCCGCGGTTGGCATGATATCCATGAGATCATACTTGGTCTTGGGCGCGTTTACCGCGGATTTAGCTTCGTCTTCCGTCGCTTGCAGCCAGAATATAACTCCATCCTCCCGGGCATGCTTGAAATATTTGATGTAGGTCCGCTCGTCGTTTTCATTAACCCATTCCGTGCGGAAAGCGCGCTTTGACGCAATGAATCGGAACAAAGCCGCGTTGTCCTTGCATGGGTCTACAACGATAACCGCCCGGGCCCAGTTGGTGAGTATAGCCGATCCCGCTCCGGCATATTGCCAGTCGGATGATTTATATTTGGACGTGTCTCGGTTATTGGTTTTTGGTGTATGGTGGTTGACTATTACAGCGCATTGATATTTTTGAAGCAATGGGTTCAGTCCGCTGTGAACGAAATCGGACATAATTTCCACGTCCGAAGTGTCGCCGCCGACATAGGATTGTAATGGGTCCAGGCGCAGTATGTCCGGCCTGGTTATGCTTAGCACCGACTCAACGAATTGTATGAATCGCGGACCCGTCTTTGATTTTTCGGATATGTAGAATGTGTTCTGTTGAACAGTTTCGCGTTGTTCCGGGGTAAGTTCGAGCCCATTCATAATTCCTCTTGCCATTTCGGTGAGGTCACCGTCGTCGTTTTCCGCCTGGATGGTGGCAATTCGCAAGGGCTGTGCCGGCTTAATGCCGAAAGCTGGCCGGCCTAACGACCAGAGAATATCCTGCTGTACACTGGCGCTTGACTTTCCCACCCCGGATGGACCTATAAATAGCATTCCGCCTTCTCGGCACAAGAACCGGTTGCCAAGTAATGTCTTGGCGGGGTCAACCGGCAGATTGGCGAAATAGGTCAGCGACTGAATTGAAATGGTAGTATCTACGGGCCGGATATCGTTCAAGCGATTTTGAAGGTCGGTAATGGATTTGAATACATTTTGGCCGTTATTGGATGCGTCTTGGATAGCAAGCACAAGCTCTCCGAGTTTGCGTTTTGTCCATTGTTCTCGCACGATATCAGCGTATTGGGCGCCGTGAGTTGGATTTGAATCGAGAGATAGAAGATCGTCAAAGACTTTGGTTGGTATCTCGGATGCCTCGGAAATCAGGATGGGGTCAATACGCTTGTCGGAATTGAATTGATTGATAATGGTTTTGTAAATTTTGCGGCGCGTCGGGTCTTGGAAGGCGCCGGAATGCAAGCCGATACGTTTACAGTACGGGATTACACTGTCAGGCTGGCACAAGGCGGAAACCAAAAGCGCCTTTTCCATTTCATCGTGATTCAGGTTGTACGGACACGCCGGAGTTGTGTCTTCCGTAACCGGCAACATCTCTGTCGGCATAGGAATCGTTGGTTTAGAGTACGGACCTACAGGCGAATCCCAGTCTAAGGTTTTTTTAATCATAGAGCAATTTTCCGTCTTGTTCCTGCGCGATCATGGCGGCGAGTTCGTTCTGGATTCGGTGCAGTTCTTTGATGATGTCGATGGTCATTGTTTGCCCCTCCCCGTCACCGCCTTGATTTCCCACCCAAACAACCATTCGTCCTGACACTTCCCGTCTTGCCACCAGATTACGCGGTACATATTACCATTGACGTTAATGCTCATTCCGCTTACGC